GAGCAACTCCAGGAATGCACTACCCAGAGTCAAGATTTTATATTCGTAGAATGAGATTATCTAATCAATCAGAATTAATAGAACCATTAAAGAAGGCTGGTTACAAATTAGAACCAGCGTTCGGTTCAGAAGATTCTACGTTGGTGGTAGAGGTGCCGGTAGATGCAGGAGAGGGTATAAGGACAGCGGCTGAACTTTCGATTTGGGAACAATTCAGTTTAGCCGCGTTCTTACAACGACATTGGGCAGACAATCAAGTTAGTTGTACAGCCACATTTGACCCTGATACTGAATCAGCTGAACTACCACACGTTTTAAATTATTTTCAATATAAATTAAAAGGTATATCATTACTACCGAGAGCAAATGGTGGTGTTTATAAGCAAATGCCATATGAAGGAATTACAGAAAAAGAGTATAGTAAACAAGTTAAAAAACTTGGATACTTGAGTTTTGTTGGCGTTGAAGGTGAACAAGCCGAAGTAGATAAGTTTTGTAATAACGATGTTTGTGATATACCAGAAGCATGACAAGAATTCACATACCACAAAAACAGGCAGTTGACGCACCTGTAGAAAAATGCGTCTTTTCGATAACAAAATAAGGAGACGTTTTATGAATAATAAACGTAACTTAATCTCGTTAGTAGCAACATTTCTAATGCCTATGTTCATTTATGGACAAAGTGTTAGTGGTACAGTTGCTGATGAGTCAGGTAGTCCCTTGGCTGGAGCCAATGTAGTTGTAGAAGGAACTGATTTAGGTGCCGCTTCTTTAGAAGATGGTACTTATTCGATTTCGATTGGAGAAGGTTCTTATACAGTTACAGCTTCTGTTATTGGATATCAATCATCCACTGCATCAGTAGATGTTAGTGGTGATGTAACACTCGACTTTAGTTTAGCGGTTTCCGCAGTCGAGATGTCAGCATTAGAAGTTTTAGCTTCTCGTGCAGGCGAAAAAACACCTGTTGCACATACAACGGTAGTAAAGGAAGAACTTGAGTTTCGTCTTGGTTCACAAGACTTACCAATGTCTCTTAACTTAACACCATCAGTATATGCTACGCAACAAGGTGGTGGTGCGGGTGATGCTCGTATCAATGTTCGTGGTTTCAATCAGCGGAATGTAGCCGTGATGATTAACGGAGTCCCACAAAACGATATGGAAAACGGTTGGGTCTATTGGTCTAACTGGGATGGTGTAGCAGACGCTTCACACTCTATCCAGATCCAGCGTGGATTGTCCGCAGTCAACTTGGCAACACCTTCAATTGGTGGAACTATGAATATCATAACAGATCCTGCCACTCACGAAAAGGGTGGTAAGTTCAAGCAAGAAAGTGGTGCAGGTGGTTTTCTAAAAACTACTCTGAATTACAATAGTGGTCTTATTGGTGATAAACTCGCCTTGAGTGGTGCTATTGTAAGAAAAACAGGTGATGGTGTCATAGACAAGACATGGACAGACGCTTGGGCATATTATTTCGGTGCAAGTTACGCATTGGATAGTAAGAACCGATTCGAATTATACGCAATCGGTGCCCCACAACGTCATGGTCAGAATCTATACAAACAGAATCTCGGTGCTTATGATGCCGATTTCGCTGAGAGTGTAGATGGATATGATACTGAAGCACTTGGTACAGAAGATGGTGAAGGTAAGTTCGTAGATGTCGGAAGATTCTTTAATCAGAATTGGTCACCAATTAGTTCAGATTATACTGGTAAACAATATTGGTATATGTATGGTGCTAAAACGGTAGACAGACACGATCCTAACTTCTTAAATGAAAGAGAAAACTACTTTCATAAACCATTAGTAAACCTTAACCATTATTTAACTATCAACGACAAAACAAGGTTGAGTTCAGTCTTGTATTGGAGTGGTGGTTCAGGTGGTGGAACAGGTACTTATGGTAAAATACCGACACTTGATGCAGATGGTAACTTGGGTGATGATGATTACAAGTTCTATTATGGTCGTGGTCCTTGGACACGCGATTGGAATACACTTGTAGACTATAACTCAGGTGATGCAGACACGGTTTATGTAGATAAATCAGCTCTCGCCAGAACGCACGGTGAAGGTAATAACCAATCAGTTGGTATTCTTCGTAATAGTATCAATCGTCAAAGCACGATTGGTCTTATTTCTAAACTTAACTATGATTTGAGTGATGCACTTAAATTACAATTTGGTTTAGATTGGAGAACAGCAGGTATAGAACACGCACGTGAAGTTCGTGATTTACTTGGTGGTGATTATTATGTGGATTACGCAGATGATAATTCTCCCGATGGTAAAAGAGTTGAGTTAGGTGATATTATCGCTTATCACAATGAAACTACTGTTGATTGGTTAGGTGGATTTGTACAAGGAGCTTACGCTTCAGGTCCACTTTCAGCATATGGTATGGGTGGAGTATCAAGCATTGCTTATACTTACCAAGACCATTTCACAGTTGCTGATGAAGTAATAGAAGCTGACGCTATTATTACTACACAGTTCAAAGGTGGAGCAATGTATGATATTACTGATGGCATTAGTGTTTTCGGTAATTTTGGTATAGTAGAAAAACCGCCCATTATGGATAATGTGATTTATTTTGATGGAACGGTTGCTTCAGACCCAGCAAACGAAAAGTTCATCAGTTCAGAAGCTGGTGTAAGTTATTCGTCAGGTCTTGGAGCAGTTAAAGTGTCCGCATACAGTACAGATTGGAAAGATAGAAACCTTACCAAATCTGTAACAAGTGGACAAGGTTCAAGTGGTGATACTGATGTTATATTCCTAACTGGAATTAATCAGAAACACCAAGGTGTTGAAGTTGAAGCTTCCACAGAAGTACTTGATATACTTAGGTTAGACGCCATAGTAAGTGTTGGTACTTGGAAGTTTGATGGTGATGCCGATGGTAATTATCAAGAAGATGAGTTTAACGAAGATGGTCAAGTCATTGGACAAACGACTACTCCGTATACTTATGCACTTGATGGTTTGTTTGTAGGTGATCAGCCTCAAACATCTCTCGCACTTGTTGGAACAGTCACTCCTGTAAAAGGACTTAAATTACAAGCAGTATACAATCAGTATGATAATAATTATTCTGATTGGAGTCCTGGAGCAAGAGAGTATGATGGTTCAGACGAAGATGCAGACAGAGAACAAGTATGGGAAGCACCTGGATATTCCAAAGTGGATCTCCACGCTTCTTACGCACTACCAATTAGTGGATATGATGTATCTCTATTTGGTCATGTGTTTAATGCGACAGACGCAGTATTTGTTCAAGACGCCGTAGATCACAGTCAATACAATAGTTACGGGGATAAAACTCACGCAGCTCACAACGCAGAAGTATTTCTTGGAACTCCAAGGTATTTCAATGTTGGTATTGCAGTTAGTTTCTAATAGTAAAGTCTGGGGGGTTGAAATATATCCCCCACTTTTCTAAAAAATAGAGATACTTATAATAAAGAGGTTATAAAATTTACCAAAACGTCTATTACGAAAGTCGTAAAAATAGAGTTCATATATGGGATGATCATAACGGTCATGTAGTAGTGCCTTATAAAAGGTATGCCTATATTAAAGATAGTTATGGAACTCATGTTTCCCTTTATGGTGACAAATTAAAGAAACTTTATCATTGGAAAAAGGGAACATCAGGGTTATATGAATCTGATATTAATCCTGAAACACGAACTCTTATCGATACATATACAGATAGTTCAGAACCATCTGTTGGTCATGTAATAATGATTATTGATATTGAGGTAGAGGTTACAGAAGGATTTCCAAGTCCACAAAGGGCACCGAATAAGATTACTTCGATTGCTATCCACGACAGTGTAACTGATGAATATTTTTGTTTTGTTCTTGATGAAAAATTAATTTTAGACGGAGACTTTGGGAAGAATGTAACGGTAGAATCTTTTCAAACTGAGTATGAGTTATTACAACGGTTTTTTGCAAAATATCTTGAAATTAGACCGACAATTATTACGGGATGGAATACGGACAAGTTTGATATTCCATATCTTTACAATCGAGCACAACAAATAGTTGGTAAGAATATCGCAGATTGTCTTTCACCAGTTCAATCAGTTTATTATAACAAATACAGAGAAAAGTATATGATAGCAGGAGTATCCTGTTTAGATTATATTATGTTATACAAGAATTTTACATTTAGTTCTAAACCATCTTACAGATTAGATGATATTGGTCATTCAGAAGTCGGAACAAACAAGATTTCATATGATGGGACACTCAATGATTTATATGAAAATGATCTGAAGAAGTTTGTTGAATATAACATTCATGATGTTAGGATTGTAAAGAAGTTAGATAATAAATTAGACTTTATAGAAATTGCAAGAGCCATATCTCATATTGGTCATGTTCCATATGAGGATATAGAGTATGATTCCCGATTCTTAGAAGGAGCCATATTGACTTATCTTAAAAAGTTAGGAGTAGTAGCTCCAAACAAACCAATAAAAAGTGAGGTTACAAAAGACAGGAAATTTGCAGGAGCATATGTTCAGGACCCACAGCGGGGCAAACACGATTGGGTATATGATTTAGATATTACTTCTATGTATCCGTCTGTTATTATGAGTTTGAATATTTCACCCGAGATGAAGATTGGTAAAGTTATTGGTTGGAATCCAGAAGAATTTATTAAGGGTAAAAAGAAAACCTATTCTATTAGAATGAATGGTAAGAAAAAAGGACAACTTACTGAAGTAGAACTTAAAGAGTTTTTTGATAATAATCAAGTATCAATATCTAATAATGGTATTTTGTATAGAACTGATAAACAAGGATTGATACCATCATTATTATCTAAATGGTTTGACCAACGAAAAGAGTTTAGGAAATTGGCTAAGAAGTTTGGTGATGAGGGTGATGAAGATAAGTATGGTTATTTCAACAGACGACAGCACATTCAGAAGATTGTGTTGAACTCTATGTATGGAGTTTTAGGACTTCCTGTATTTAGGTTCTATGATTTGGATAATGCAGAGGCAACTACATTAACAGGTCAATCTCTTATCAAGTTCACACGGAAACTTGTTAATCATTTTTACAATAAAGAGTTAGGAACGGAAAAAGACTATTGTATTTACATTGATACAGATTCAGTATTTTATTCTGCAGTTCCATTAATTGAACACAGGTTTAAAGGTGATATGAGTGATGTGATGATGACTCAAAGAATTAACGAGATAGCAACAGAAGTTCAAGAATTTTTAAATGAAACTTATGATTATTTTGCTGGAAGATTTTGTAATTTAGATAAACACCGATTTGAGATTAAACAGGAGATTGTAGCAAAGAGTGGATTGTTTATTGTAAAGAAACGATATGGGATGAAAGTTATTTCAGATAATGGTCGTCAGGTAAATACAACTCTTGTAAAAGGATTAGATACAGTTCGTAGTAATTTTGCACCATTATTTCGTCAGTTATTAAAAGATGTATTAGAGGACATTTTGGGTGATGTTCCAAAAGATAAGATAGACCATAGAATAACAAGATTTAGAAAGAATATGAAACTCAATCAGTTGGATGAAATTTCTTCACCAACAGGAGTCAAGGGAATATGGAAATATTTGAGAAAAGAAAATGAACATAGTTCAACTTCGATACTTGAAAAACCAAAAGATAGACGAGTATTTTCTTTATTCCACAAAGGAACACCAGTTCATGTAAAGGCAGCAATTGCATACAATGACTTAGTGAAATATTTTGGTCAAGATAACAAGTATGGGTTTATTAACAATGGGGATAAAATTCGTTGGGTGTATTTAAAGACAAATCCATTAGGATTAAAGGTCGTGGCATATAAAGGACATGAAGATCCACCAGAAATTATGAACTATATACATGAACATATAGACCACGATAAAATTTATGGTCAAGCAATGACCAAAAAATTACAAATGTTCTATGATTCTTTGAATTGGGGAAAACCAGTAGATATAGAACAAAGTATAGAAAGATTTTTTTGATTTTGAACAAAGTTGTATATATGTATATATAACGAATTAATAATAAGGAGAATAATAAATGGACAAATACAAATTGACTCGATTCATTGATAAATATCATTTAGGTGGTAATGTTAATGCAGTAGTTATTAACAGTAAAGGAGATACCTTGTCAACAAGGTTTATTACTGGTGATAAAGCATTACTCGGTGAACTTGAAATGAATAGTTGGAGTTTTCAAGATGCTGAATTGGGAGTTTATGATACAGAACAGCTTAGTAAATTAATAGGTGTTTTAGATGATGATGTATCTCTTAATTTAACTCAATCAGGGGATAAAGCAATTGCACTTGAAATGTCTGACCAGTATTCTAAGGTCAACTTTATGCTGTCGGACAAATCAGTTATCAATCAGCCCCCACCATTAAAGGGAATACCTGAATTTCAACTTAAAATAAAAGTTGATACCAATTTCATTCAGAGGTTCATTAGTGGTAAATCTGCATTACCAGATACAGATACTTTTACGGTAATTACAAATGATGATGGAGTAAAACTTGTAATAGGTTATTCGTCAATCAATACAAACAGAGTTACAATTCCAGTAGAAACTGAAACACATGAAGATATAGATAATGTTTCGTTTAATGCTAACTTGTTTAAGGATGTATTAGTAGCAAACAAGGAATGTGAAACTGCAACTCTCGAAGTAAGTGAAAAAGGATTATCGAGAATTAATTTTAAGGTCGACCAATATGATGTTACCTATTATCTTGTAGCAGTGCAGGACGTTGATTAATTTTGATAATTTCCCATCTTTTAGTGAAGAGCATTTTCATACTTGGATAAATGAATTAACACCGATAGAAGAACATAGTGGATTTCTTGTAAAAAGAGACGACTATTTTAATCTCAACGGTGTTAGTGGTGGCAAAGTTAGACAATGTTCTAAACTTGTCTATGATAATATAGACCACATTAGAGAACAATGTAATGGTGGGATATTAACGGCTGCCGGTATTCCGTCGCCACAAAGTTGTATTACATCTGCAGTCGCCAAGTACTTTGGTCTAAAATGTATGGTTACAATACCACATTATCCAGACCACATCAAAGATAGTTACAGAGTGAATGCATCATTGGCACAGAAGTTTGGTGCCAAGGTATATGGAGTAGGTAATCCGAATATATCGGGGCCCGAACTCGATGCCAAGAAATTAGTAGGTGAAACGGGTTACTTTCAGATAAAATTTGGTATGAATGGACGACAAGTAATGGAAACTATTGCCCAGCAAGTCAAAAATGTTCCAGATCACGTGACAACAGTCGTGGGGATCGCTGGGAGTGGTTTATCTATGTTAGGCGTAGCATTAGGTTGTAAGTTGTATAATAAGAATATTAAAACGATATATCCTGTAGCATTAAGTGGGTATGTGTATAAAAACAAGAAAATGTGGTATGATCGTCTCCCAGAACGTGCTCAGTTTGACGGCGATTTTCATGTAGTTCAGTCGGAATATCCATACCAACATAAACTGAAACTGAAAGAGTCATTACCACTCGACCAAACATACGAAGCAAAAGCATGGGATTGGATGGTAAAAAACTTAGAACCATCTGAAAAAGTGTTATTTTGGGATGTTGGTATCAAGGAATATGATTTGAGTTATATTGAACCAATCAAATGGCACAAAAGTGAATATGAACAAATCATAGATAGAGAGATGAGGAGAAAGTCAAAGGTTACTGAACATGACTTTTTCTAAGGCGTGGTTAGAAAAGAAGATAATGTGTGGTTTATGCAACTTCGGTTGCTGTAATCACCCATCATTTCATGTAGAAATCACGGAAGAAGAACAAGAATTTTATCAAAAGGAATATGGATTAGACCTTGAATTAGAATGGAGTCAAGATGGATGTTGTGATTTATTAAAGGATGACAATACAGGATGTAGTTTGGGAGATGACCGACCACTATTCTGTAAGTTGTATCCATTAGTAGAAAACAAGTCTAATAGATTGGTTATAAATAATTGGGGATACATACATTGTCCTAAACCAATGAACTATGAATTGGATAAAGTGGTAGATGGAAAGTATCATTACAAGATAAAACCAGAAGTTAGAAAACACAACAAAAGGGAAGAGTTGATATTAGATGATAAGATAGAAAACGCAGTCAAACAGATTTGGCTACAATCAAAGAATTCTATAATTCAACGATACGGTCAAGAATTTTATGAGAGAATAAAAATGGAAATGAAACAAACAATTAAACACGAGTTCTTTTAATGTACCTAAATTATTTTGATAAATTTAGAGATATGGAGCCCTATCTCAAAATAGACGAGAAAGATTGGGAATACATAAAAGAAACATTTGAAAAACAAGATGTAAAAGAAAGTCTTGCTACGGTAGCAATGACTTATCCACTTCCATATCCAGATTTAACCGAAAAGAAGGCCTGGAAAGATTTTCAAAAACTCAAAGGGATGAAATGGAATGAAATAATGGTAGAGGGTGAGTGGTATGCAAGAGAGGGAACTAAGTATAGTTATAATCTGAATTATGATGACAAACAATTTTATTTTCGTAGGATAAATACTGGTAATGGGGCAAGTAACTATTTCCAAATAGAAAATCGTTGGTCGGTAGATGGTTCAGTAAGTCCTGGTCCAAAACGAACTTGGGAAAGTCATAAGTTTATGACTACACTTATGGGAAGTGCATATTCACTTAAAATGCCTAAGATTACCAAGAATATATTGAGGACAATGATTGGACTTCGTAAATATATCTGTTCTCAGTTTAAACCAAATGTGGCAAAGATAATTTATGATATGTTTGAGTCAGAGAACATTCTTGATTTCAGTGCAGGTTGGGGTGATAGACTTGCTGGATTTTATGCAAGTGAATATGGGAAACATTATGTGGGATTGGATCCACGAAAAGAGAATCATTTTTTATATGAAAAACAGGCTAAGTTTTATGAGAAACACTTGGGATTTTTCGAACACGAGAGAAAATCTGAATTTCATTGTTCACCAGCAGAAGATTTTGATTTTACTCAGTATGATGATTATTTTGATTTAGTATTTACGAGTCCACCATACTTTAGCGTAGAGCGTTATAGTTATGATGATACACAAAGTTGGGTTAGATACAAAGATATAAATGATTGGAACAAAGATTTCTTACAGACGACCTTGGGTAATTTATGGGGCAGTATTAAGAGTGGTGGATATTTATTGGTAAATATTAGTGATGTTTATACAAATTCTAAATGGTCAACCGATAGGGGTTGGTTAGAAATCTGTAATCCTATGAATGACTATCTATCAAAGTTAGGAGAGTATCAAGGTTGTATTGGAATGGAAATGGCTAAACGACCAAATAGTGGTGGAGCAGGAACGGCAAAGACTTATGAAGGTTCTGTATGGACAGAGAAATCTCTTGAAAATAAAGATGACAAAAAATTTGGAGAACCGATTTGGATATGGAAGAAACTTTAGATAAAATTACTCTTGCAAGAAGAAAATCTTTTAAGATATTTTTCATAGGATTTAACAAAACTGGAACAGTTTCTTTATTACATCTATTTTGGGATATCTTAGGATATAAAGGCAAAGTTATTCATGGTGGTGGTGCAACCAGAGAAAGACAAAACTATGATTTAATGGGAATAACAGATCAAACAAAAGATTTATCAGAAGAATTTGATAGACTTGGTGATGAATTATTAGGTCAATGGGTTGTGTACTTAGATACTCATTGGATATCTGATAATTTTGAAGAACTCTATAAAAATTATCCAAATGCAAAATTTATATTTAATACGAGAAATGAAGATGATTGGGTAGAAAGTAATAAACGACATAGATCTCAATTATCCGAAGAAACGAGAGAAGAGGGTAATTGGACTGATTTTGATGAAAAAGAAAATAGAGATTATTATCAGACACATTCAAAGAGAGTGTTAGATTTTTTTGAGGATAAATCAGATGAACTTTTAGTTTTAGATATTTGTGGTGGAGATGGATATGAAAAGTTATGTCCATTTTTGGGAATAGATATACCAGATGAACCATTTCCCCACAGGCATAAAAGAAGTACTCCATATTTAGAACATTTTAGACGACCAAAGGTTAATGGTTTTTGGTATGGTTCAGAGTTAGGTGATCTTGAAAAGTTATGTATTAATTCATGGATAAAGAACGGTTATGAATTTCATCTTTGGTTATATGACGATATAGAAGTTCCTAAAGGTGTAATTGTAGAGAATGCAAATGATATAGTTTCACTTGATCAATATTTTACTTATACAAAAGGACATACAAAAAATACTCCTGTAGCTTTTTCAAATTTATTTAGAGCACATTTACTTTATCAGTTGGGTGGATTGTATATTGATTTAGATGTTTTATGTATACAACCACAAAATTTTACTGAGAGATTTGTATTTACAGAACAGGGTCATAAATTATCTGATTATCATGTTGGTACTTGTTTAATATATACTCAAGATAAAGGAGAACAAATATTTGAGGATTGGATTGATTGGATAGATTCTTTAAAGTTAACTTCCGTTTCACATGGTGGATTGGGACCAGATTTGTTTACTAAGTTAGTTATAGAACATGAATTAAAAGAGTATGTTTTACCAAAATGGAAGTATTGTCCGATAGACTGGGAATCACATAAGAATATATGGAAATATAGACCAAATTCTTATGGAATTCATTTGTATAGTAGTATATGGGATGATGATGATTATAAAAATATAGACAAATGGAGATAAAGAATGAATAAATACCAAATGAATAAGATGAGAATTTTTGAAATTGGTGTAATGAAAACAGGTACAACTTCTCTTGGAAAGGCGTTTCGTATTTTAGGATTTAAGCATGTGGGATGGAGGGCTGATTGTTATTTACCAGAACCATATCCAAATAATACTTTTAAAGATTCCTGGCCAGCTATGTGTGAGGTTGCTGATAAATATGAAACCTTTACAGATGGTCCTTGGCACGATGTACCCTTTCAATTGTGGGATAAGAGATATCCAGGTAGTAAGTTTATTATTTTAGAACGAGATGATGAGAGTTGGGGTAAATCAAATGAGTTTTGGCAGACTAATGTTTTAGATTGGGATAAACAATGGGAGAGTGATAGAGATGGTGCTATAGAAAATCATCTTAATCATAAAAGAACAAAATATGATAAGATAAAAAACTATTTTAAAGATAGACCAGATGATTTATTAGTAATGAATATATGTGATGGAGATGGTTGGGAAGTATTGTGTCCATTTTTAGATAAACCTATTCCAGCTGTTTCTTTTCCACATTTAAATAGTCACTAATTTTAATGGGTAAATTAAAATGAGAATAGAACAGGCATATGTTTCACCATCATTATCACATTTCAGATATGAATTTTTAGAATGTTGGGATTTGAGAGAATATGATAATCCAGAAGAACCTGCAGTTTTTTATGGTTTATATTATGATTGGGATGATGATAAGAAATGGCCTACAAAGAGTTCTGTTGATATAGAAACTTATAATAATCATAAAGGATTTAAAGTTTTATTGTGTGGGGCAGCAGAATATAGTGGTGGTCAGTTTAATAAGATAGATAAAGAAAGTCTAAATTTGGTAGCAGTAGATGATTGGGAAGTTGATGCATGTAAGACATTAAAATTACCTTATAAACATTTAAAAGTACCATATTTTGATTTTGATAGATATTTACCGACAAAACTTGGTGATAAGATTTATTCTCATATACCATTGAGAGAAAATGATGGAGAATGGGGTAAACAATTTGAGAAGCAATTTCAGTATGAAAAATTAATGAAATTATTTGGTGAAGATATATTTTGTTTTCCAAAAGAATGGACACCAGTACATAAAATGTTACCATATTTTAATCAAAGTTTTGTTAATATTAAACAGCATAAAGTAAGAGGAACAGTAACTTCTTGGAAGTTAGGAGTGATGGGTAGAAATACAATCACTACTAATCTTGAAGATGCACCAAACTTCTTACAATATAAGTCTGATGATGATTTGTTAAGATTGGTAGATGAGGAATCTAAAAAAATTGGAACTATACAAAATGAAGTTTCAGAAAAAACAAGAAATTATTTTCATCAATCTGATGATTGGTTACATGAGGATTATTGGAAATGAAAATAAAAGATAGAGAGGATTATCGGAAATGATAATTAATATTGGATTTAATAGAGCAGGAACAACAAGTTTAGCTGAGGCGTTGCGTTTACTTGGATATAAAGTTATCCATGCTGTTTATCATAAACATATAAATATTTTTTGGGATAATATAAATCAAAATAAAAAGTTACTTGATGGATTAAAATATGATGCATTTTTAGACCACCCCTTTTTACAAATGGGAATAGTTAAATTATTAATAGAACAATATCCTGAAGCATATTTTGTTTACACTAAAAGAAATCATAAAGATAGATTTAGAAGTGAAAAATTGCCGTGGGGCGAAAAACATTGGGTAAAATGGGAAAAACATAAGGAAGAATTTATTGATTATATATTGAAAGATAATCCACATATAAAAGTTTTACATTTTAATATGTGTGATGATGGAGATGGTTGGAAAGAATTATGTAAATTTTTGAATAAAGATATACCAGAAATTGATTTTCCATATCTTAATAGGGGTGAGAAATGAACCAATGGTTTATATTTGGATTGAACGGCGCAGGTAAATCTTGGTTTCTGAAGAATAAAAAATGTGAAGATATTACAAAATACAAATGGAATTCAGAAGATACATTTTCAGCGTTAGATAAGTCATGGGAAAGTGGAGATAAAACTTGTGCGTATGCATTTCATACTTTAAAAAAATTTGGAACAGTTGATATTCATAAATGTAATCTGATTCATTATCCTATTCAGATAAATGGTATTAATGAAAATGTATGGGAATCTTGGATACATAAGGAAAGGGAAAAGGAGGCTATTATTCTTATTACTTCAAGACAAAATATTTTACAAAGACTTAAAAAAAGAGGGTTTAACCAATTAGATCAGTACATAGAATCAACACCATTAATGATGGTTGGAAGTTATAAAACATTAATACGATTGTTAAAAGAACAAAATATTTCTTATATTATACTGAACAGTTCAAACGAACAATATAATATCGTAGATGAAAGTGAAATAGAAACGATTATAGAATTATGAAAGTTGCAATATTACAGAGTAATTATTTACCTTGGACGGGGGTATTTGAATTAATCGATTCGGTTGATAAGTTTGTATTTTTTGATGATGTACAGTATACAAATAGAGATTGGAGAACAAGAAATTTAATAAAAACAAATCAAGGTAAATTATGGTTGTCTGTTCCTGTTTATAAACAAAAAAGGGATACTAATATTATTGATATAAAAATTTGTAATGAAATAAATTGGAAAAGAAAACACTATAAAAGTTTTTGTCATCATTATTCAAGGTCTAAATATTTTAGTCAGTATAAACATTTGTTAGATTTTTATTTATTAGATTGGGAATACCTTCATAAATTGAATAGATATACTATTGAAAAAATATCAAGAACATTAGGCATAGATACAGAATTTTATTATTCAGAAAATTTTAAATTAAGTGGTAATCCAACTGAAAAAATTATACAAGTTGTTAATCAACTTGGTGGAGATACTTATGTTTCGGGTACGGCCGGCCGAAATTATATTGATGAGAGTTTATTTACGGATGTTAAGTTAGAGTATATTGAATACAAGACAAAAAACAGATTTACAGTATTAGACAATATATTTAATAATGGGATATTTATAGATAGATGAAAAAGGAGATTAATTATGAAAAAAGTAATTTGGAAATCTAATATTCGTATTAAGGCAGAGTCAATTGGGGAAGGGTCAATAGTTCTGGCAGTAGAAGATTCTGCTTATTTACTTAGACGAAAAAAGGGAACTGAAATTCCTCGGTTGAAGGCTAAAAATATTGTGCAATGGAAAAAAACGGATAATAAAAAGAAAAAATAAAAAAGTGAGGTTATAATGTCTTGGCATGAAAAAGCATCGGTTACAGATTTGATAGTCGGGGATGTAATCTTATCCTATGATATTAATGAAGAAAAAATAATAGAGGCAGAAATTATTGATAGAGTTGAAGAACTTTATTCAGATGGTAAAGAAACATTTGCTATATCTACTGGTGATTATGGTATAAATTTAACTATTTTTCATATTTTACCTTATTACCGTGATGGAGAATTGATTATAGATAATTCTGGTACGGTTGAGGTTGGTGATGAGCTCATTGTAATAAATGAAGATGAATTATCAATAATATTACAGAAAGTTATTTCCGTTGAGGAAGGTTTTACAGATAACCAAGTTGTATATCATCCTAAATCATCAAATGGGTATTATTTTGTAAATAGAATTTTATTACATGATTAAATGGTTATAGTTCATAGAGATCACGGAGTTTATGGTCTTGACGAGACCGTTCAAACTTATAAAAAAATATTAAGTGAATTTTATCATTCTAAATTCGAAAAAACATTAAAATCTAATAATATACCATATATTATAACAGATTATGAAGATTATGATGAAGATTTAGTTGGCGATTATTTTGTAGGTCGTTTTGCACATGCTCTCATCGACAAAGAATTACATTCTAAGTGTTTTGATAAGTTATATGATTATTATGGTGAAAAGATGTGGCCTGATAAAAAGGCATATTATTATTACGATGATAAAGTTAGACAATATGAACTTTTAGAAAAGTATGGAATTCAAGTTCCAAGTGTTACTTGTAATGATTTAGATGAATTGTTAAAAAATGTTACTATTGGAACGGTTATTAAGTCTACCTATGGTGCTGGCTCAGAGAGTACTTTTTATGTATGGGAAAAAGAACATTTAGATAATATTGAAGAATATATCTCTAATTGTTATAATAGTGAAAATTTCTTTCCTTGTCAGGTCCAAGAGTATATCAGTACTGAGTATGAAAAAAAGATAGTGATAACTAATGATGAAATTTATGGAATTAAACAGAAATTGGATGTTGGCTGGGAGTATCCAAATGATTTTCCTTTCAATTTTGGTGATGAACATTGGGCAAAACGTAAAGGGAATAAGGTAGAATCTTTAAATGAGAGAGAGTTTGAGTTATTAGACACTATTATGGATATTAAAACTGAACTTAATACACCAAATTTAAAATTTGATATTATAAATGAAAAAGTTATTGAATTTACTTATATGTATGGCGAGTTATTACCAGAAACTTATAAATATATGTATTTTGACATGAATACCAAATCCTTTGAAGAAAAAGTGGTGTCTGTTAATGATTTTGCATATAAACAATCAAATTCGGTATTAAAACATTTAGGTATTATATAATGAAGTATTTGTATTATAATGGAGATAGTTTTTGTGGTGACCAAATAAAGAAAGGTAGAACATTTGGAGATTTATTAGGGCAAAAGTATAATTTAAAAGTAAAAGATGAGTGGAGACCTGGTTCAAGTAATCATAGAATATATAGAACTACTGTTGATTTTATAATGAACAATAAATCTAAGTTACATGATTATTTATTTTTAATTGGTTGGACCAAACCTACTCGATTTGAATTGTATGATACTACACATAAGAAATATATTCCAATGGGGCATACTAATTTTTATAGAATGATGAAAGGTGAGGATGTACAATTTCTACCTGGAACCACCCCACCAATGTGGTATAAGATTGGAGGCGGGTATGAGATAGAACTATCTGATGAATTTAAAAAGGAATATATCACAAAATTTGTTGACTTTGAAAATATGTTGGAAGAACACATGAAAAGAGTTTATTCTTTAGAATGTATTTTGAAGGCAAATAATTGCAAATATTTATTTTATAATATTTTTAATGATACTTACCGCAGAGGGGTGATTCGTAAGGTCGTTATGGGTATTAAAAAAGTGGTAAAAGAAGAAAAAAAGAGTGATAATTATATTTGGAATCATGCTAATGAACTTTTTGATTGGGATAATTGGATATTACCTCGTAGTTCATTCGATGACTATTTAACGAAATACTCACATAATTCAGTTAGAAGAAGTAGTAATGATGATCATCCAAATGAATTAGGTCATAGGATTTGGTATCAAGTGGCCAGAGAAAAAATAAATAGTATGAGTATATTATGAAATATTTATTCGTAATTTATACTGATATAGAATATAAACAACATTTAGACAATTTTAAAACACAAGAGTTTTATAAACAGATTTGTGATGACTCGACCATTGAGGTTATAGAATGGGGTACAGATTTTCATACAGATTATAGAGATTTACCTACAAAAACTCAAGAGATGATGAAGTGGTGTAGTGAAAATAAAGAATATGATTATTTAGTTAAGTGTGATGATACTACATTTATGAGAGAAGATTTAAAGGTTGATTTTGTATATGATAATGTGAATATTTTTATACACGATGGAGATTATTGTGGTATTAAAAAACGAGTATTTAATTATGATGATTTTTATATTGAGTGGTATAAAAATAAAGGATTGGGAGAACTTGATAAGAGTTTAAGTGATATTGCTAATGGTTATTTTTATGATGGAAAATGTTATACTGTATCAAAAGATTTTAGTTATTTTATAGGACAACAAAGAGGAATATCAAAAATATTCACAAAAAGACTGTCAATAGAAGATATAATGGTAAGTTTTATTTACAGAGAGATGTATGAAGATTAGGTATAAAAAAGTTCCAAATAATGAAAATGCAATAGAGATTGATGGAAAAGTAGTGCTATCATTTGATCCAAAGTATAAAGAATATCTAAAATGGAAAGATGAGAATCCAGAGTTGGAACAGGAGCTGTTAAATGAGATAGGACAAGAAATAGAAAATAAAAGATTGTATAAGCTCGGTGCACCACATAAGGAAGGTAATGTTTGGAAGTGGTACAATGAAAATGGCCAGTTGATATTAGAGTCTAAAATATATACAGATAAAGAGAACCCAGATGATTTTGCTTGGGAAGTGGATGGTGAATATGTTTCTTGGTATGATAATGGACAGAAAAAGGCGGTGGGGAATGTATTGAATGGTAAACAAGATGGATTATGGACTAATTGGTATGATAATGGACAGAAAAAGGCGGTGGGGAATGTATTGAATGGTAAACAAGATGGATTATGGACTAATTGGTATGAAAATGGACAGAAGGAATCTGAAGGAAATATTTTAAATGGTAAAAAAGATGGTAAATGGACTGTATGGTATGAAAATGGAGAGGTAACAGAATATGCAACTTACAAGAATGGAAAACCAGTTGGAAAATTAGATAGATGGCACCCAAGTGGAGTGAAAGAGAGGGAAATAGTATTTGATAAAAAGGGGTTAGTAAAAAAACAAATTTGGTGGTACGCCAATGGACAGCAAGGTTCAGCTGGAAAATACAAATATGGTGTTAAAGATGGTAAATGGATATGGTGGCATAATACTGGAGAAATTTGGGGAGAAGGATATTTTGAGTCTCGACCAGTGCATTTAAGAGATTTAGATCCAAATAGAAAAGATGAAGTAAAAACTGGTAAATGGACTTATTGGCATAAAAACGGAAATAAATTTTCAGAAGGAATTTATAAAGATGGAGAAAAAGATGGTAAATGGACTACTTGGTATGATGATGGACAAAAAGAAAAAGAAGAAACTTACATAGACGGTAGTTTCAAAGGAAAATATGTTAATTATTATAGAAATGGTAAAATGAGATCAGAAGGTCAGATATTAGGTGGTGAAATGGATGGTAAATGGTTATTTTATTTTCATAACGGGAAAAAGGAAATGGAATGTAATTTTGATTTTGGAAATCCAATAGATATAGCCAAAATATATCACGATAGTGGAGAATTAGTTCGGGAGATAGATTGTGATTAGTTTTATAGTACCTTTTTCTACAATAGAAAAGGATAAATTTTTAAATTTAAATGAAAAAGAAGACTTGTGGGAAGAAAACGATTCTGCAAATATAATTTATTCTACAATTAAAACAATTAAAAATATCAATTCTCTTAAATGTGAAAAAGAAATTTTGTTAGTAGATAATAGTCATACTTGGCCCGAAGTAGATTTACCGAATGTTAGGGTAATTAAAGGATGGCAGGCATTACCACTCAAAAAACTTGAGAAGGTAAGTGAATTTATGAATCATAATGATATAGATTTATCCTTAAAAAATATAGGTAATTTAACTATGTGGGTATCTATGGCATTTCATTTGGGAATACAAGAGGCAAAAGGTGAGTATATTGTATTACAACATAATGATACTTTTTATCATCAAGACTGTTTAGATGAGATGATTAGACAAATGGGAGAAGAAGAACTTGAATATATTTCAGTTGATAATAAAAAAATATGGATTTCTACTTATCTTTTACATAAAGAAAGGTTAGATAAGTATCTTAAAGAATATTCATTTCAACCAGTTACAATGTCACCCAATTATGGTGGATATGTAAAAACTCAAAAACTTGGATTTGCAGATGCGTATTTTTTCTTGTGTAAGAGAAAGTTCTTTGATAATTATAATATAGACTGGTATTACGGTGATACCAATCATGGTGCAACCATATATTGTCTTGAGAATGATTTAAAGTATCTTCATTTAGGTCCTTATTATGATAATCCAAATTGGGAAACGGAAGATACGTTGCATACATATTACTATAAGGATGAGCCATTTCTAACTCATCTTAAAGGTGGATTTTCAGAGAATAAAATGTCATCAAAAGATTTTGAAGAAGAATTTAATGCATATTTAAAGGAATTAAGAAATGCAAAATGAACACACACTTTGGACTGAAAAATACAGACCAACTTCGTTAGATACATATTTAGGAAATGAACACTTAAAGAGTAAAGTATCTCTTTATCTTGAAAGTGGGGATATACCGCATCTTCTTTTATATGGAAAAGCAGGTACAGGTAAAACTACACTTGCAAAGATACTTGTAAATCACATAGAGTGTGATTATATCTATATTAATGCGAGTGATGAAAATAATGTGGATACAGTTCGGAACAAGGTAAAGATGTTTGCATCTACATTAGGATTTAAGGATTACAAGGTTATAATCTTGGACGAGTGTGATTACATTACACCAAATGCTCAGGCCGCACTAAGAAACTTAATGGAAACATTTAGTAAACATTGTAGGTTTGTTTTAACCTGTAATTTCGTAGAGAGAATAATTGACCCGATACAATCTCGGTGTCAGACATTCCAAACTACACCACCATCCAAAAAGGAAGTGGCAGTTCATTTATCAAATATATTGGAAAATGAAGAAGTAGGACATGAACTATCTGATATAGCACTTTTAATAAACAGTGCATATCCAGATATAAGACGAGTTATCAATTCTGCACAACGACAATCAGTAGAAGGTGAATTGGTAATAGATAAACAGAGTATAGTAGAGAATGATTATAAGTTAAAGTTATTAGAAATATTAAAGACACAAGATAGGAAAAATGCTTTTAAGAATATTCGTCAGTTAATGGCAGATAGTCAAGTTAAGGATTATGCAGACTTATTTAGACTACTATATGATGAAGTAGATAGTTATGGTAAGGGACATATTGCAGAATGTATTTTAGTATTAGGAAAGTATGAATTAAGTGATAGTCAGGTAGTTGATAAAGAAATCAATGCTATGGCAATGATAATAGAATTATTAGGAGTTATAAAATAATGATAGAAAAACATTGGGGTGAAAAGAAACCACCTGCTAAAAAGGGTGTACAACCAGGTCACAAAGATAGTAAACCAGAAAAACACATAGCAGTTCACGAAAACAAGATTTATTATTATGCTAGTGTGAATAGAGAAAGTGCAGTAGAACTCAATAAAAAGGTAAGTGAGTTGGAATCTAAAAGTTTAACGATGTCAAAAACTTTAGATATAGATGCTCCACCTATAAAAGTGTTGATAAACTCAGGAGGTGGTTCAATCACTGCTGGTATTTCATCAATGGATACAATACTGAGATGTAAAGTTCCAGTAGAAACATATGTAGATGGATTTTGTGCAAGTGCCGCTACATTCCTTTCTGTAGTTGGTGATCATCGATATATGAGTAGAAATTCGTATATGTTGATTCATCAATTATCGACAGGATTTTGGGGAAAGTATTCTGAGTTTGAGGATGAGAAACAGAATCTTGATTTAATGATGACTACTATCAAGAATGTGTATAAGAAATATACAGAAGTTCCAATGGAAAAGATAGATGAAATATTGAAACATGATTTAATGTGGGATGCGGAGACTTGTAAAACTTTGGGATTGGTTGATGAGATAATTTAATGTTAGAACTTTTATATGAATATTGTGATAAGAATAATATTGTTTATAATACAAATGATCAATTTGGTATGGAATTTCCAAAGGGAGAACTATCTGAAGGAATTCCTTCAGATTGTGGGGAGTATTTTATCAATTTTACATCAACAAGTGAGTTTTTAGAAGGTATAGATTGGAATAAAGAATATGCTCTACTCAATTCTTTTATTGAAGGATATTTTCCAGTACAACATTTAAAAGAATTACATAATGAGATTCGAAATAAGAATTATCCAGCAAAAAAAATAATATGGGTTACTTCAGATTTAAATATAGAAAAGAATTATAATACTTGGAAATCTAATAGTAAATTTAGAAATGATGAGTCAATTAATGTTATAGGATTATTTTTTTGGTTAGGAATATTGGAAGAAAGATTAGATTTTTCTCATTCTTGGATTAAAAATAGTGTGAATAATATTGAAAAAAGGGATAAATTATTTTTATTTTTAAATAATAAGAATCATTCGGTTAGAGGTCATTTTTTTGAACGAATAGAAAAATTTGATGGTCTCGATGTTTCTTTTCATTCATTCGTAGAAAGAGGTATTTTTTTAGATGTAAAGAATGTCTTTGGCGGTATCGGACAAAAAGGAGACAATCTTGATAATATGGCTTATTGGGAAGGTTGGGGATTAAACAATTTAAATCAATATTATATGAATACTTATTTTGAAACTTTTTGTAGTACTGATAGGGATGAAAAAAAAGATGGTCGTATTTTTATGTGTGATAAAATAGCAAAACCTTTAGTAATGGGACACCCTTTTATTGGATTATTTAATCCATTCACATTAAAAAGTCTTAGAGAATTAGGATTTGAAACTTTTCCTGAATTATTTGATGAAAGTTATGATGATGAAGTTAATATTGATAATAGATTTAATATGGTAGTTAAAGAAATAAAACGTTATGTTGATTTATGGAACAGAGATAAAGAAGAAGTTCATAATATTTTTTCACAAAAGAATATTTTAGAGAAAAGAAAACATAATCAAAATTTAGTATTGTATCACAATCCAATATACCCTAAATTATATGATAAATTATCTATGGTGAGGTAGTTTAATGATTTATTGTTTCGGAGATAGTTGGGGTGCCGGTGCTGGATTAAATGAAAATGAAAACCCATTTGGTTATTGGCTAGCAAAAGATTTAGGGACAAAATTTCTAAATTTTTCACGTGAAGGTAATTCATATCCAGTAATAGTAACTCAGATATTTGATAACATTAGAAATAGGAATGAAGATTCTCCTGTTAGTGAAGTAATTAAAGTTAAAAGTGGATCATTTATTCATAAAAATGATATTGTACTTATAGTTGTTCCTCCAGATGTTAGGTGGATGGATTATAAAAATAATACCTTTATAAGTTGGTATTATGAATCAGATAAAGAACGATTTTTGTCTTGGTTGGGAGGTAAAACAGAAGTTTGGTTTAGATACCATGCTAGTTTATTTACATATACTATTCAATCAGCATTAGATAGTATTGGTTGTAAATATTTATTCATGCATAATTATGGTGGTGAGTTTATTATAGATGATGGATTTAAATCTTTAATTAATACTAATAACTTTTTGGATATTAAAAAATCTTTGACTACACTATTAGGTGGAAAAGATGAATATGAATCTTGGGATTTAAAAAATGATGGTCCACGTGGACAACTGAGGAAAGGTATGTACTTTGGAGAAGATAATGTGCACCCAAACGAATTAGGTCATAAAAGAATTGCAGAATTAATTAAAGAGAGAAGAAGTCAAGTGATAATCCCAGAGATAAGTTTAAAATGATTATCTGGAATGTTATCGGTTTAACCTGTGGATTTTAAAATGAGAATAGCTGTTTGTTTTAGAGGTCAAATTAGAACTGGGGTAGAAGCTTCAAAGAAGTTGATTCATTATTTTGGGCCTTACTTTAAGGATATGGATTTTTTTGTTCATACCTGGGATAATACAACTTGTCCAGCGTTGGGGGGTCCCGATGCAATAGGGGGATGGAACGCCGATAATCCGCTCGACAGAACAGATGAGAGAGTGATTCGGGCATTAGAATATTTAGAAAATAAAAAAAAATCAATGGAAGTTGTAGATGGACTTTATCAATCTAAGTTAGATATGGATTACTTTGATAAGTTTTTAAAAATTTATAATCCAATAAACTATGAAGTGGAATCTCATAGTGAATTTATAAATAAAGCTGAGGGTGGTACGCAAGGCAATCTTGCTTTTCCGCAGTGGTATTCTTTATATAAATGTGTAAGGATGAAAAGAGAATATGAAAAACAAAATAATTTTATTTATGATATTGTAATTAATATGAGACCAGATTTATTATTTCATCCAGACAGTTCATTTAAAAAACAAATTGAATGGTACTTAGAGCAACCGAGTAATACTTTTGTTATTGAAAATTTAGATACAGATGAACCTGGTTGGAGAGAATTGAATGATGAGTGGTGTGATGATGTATATCATTGTTCAAATTCTGATTTAATGGATAAAGCTTCTTTACATGGAGATTTAGAACACAACTTGAAAAGAAGTAATCAGTATTTTTTAAACCATTTGGATAAAATTGGTGCAATTATAACTTGTAATCGCCCGTTAGGCGGTGGATATACAATTTATAGAGATTGGACTTTAGAATATGACCCCATATATGAATATCAATTAATTAATAGGATTGATAATATTATATGCAATTATGATACGGCGGATGAGATTAAAGAGGAGTTGTGATGGAATGGTGTATAAATTATGATAAGAAAATAGTATTTATAACAATTAATAGAAATGCAGGAACAACTCTTAGAGAATTTTTACCTAAATGTGGATTTAAAGTAATAGAGAAACCTTCTATTGATAAGGTTATGAATTATTCATTTTTTGCGATAATTAGAGATCCAGTTGATAGGTGGATTTCAGGAGTAAATGAATATATATGTTATACTGGTGAAGAAGTTTCAGAGATCAAACAACTTGTAAAAGATGAATTAAGTAATAATAATTTTGATTTTGATCAACATACTCGTCCCCAGTATAAGAGTCTTACAATGATAGAAGAATATAACTTGATTAAATTAGATGATAATTTAAGTGGTAAAATTAATAATGTAATTAATGAGAATATTAATTTTGGAGTATTAAATTCAGTTCACGATAGAGGACTTGATAATCATCATATTTTTTGTGTTGAGATGTTTAATGTTTATTGTAAAAACAATGAAAAATTTTATAAATTTTATCAAAAAGATTTTGAGTTATATGAGATTGCAACATGAATGGTATTTTAAAATGGGTTGAACCACACCGAGGTAGTGGATATTTTATAAATGAAGATACTGGATTATGTAATAGAATTTTTCATTGGGAACTTGGATATCAAATTGCTAAAATTAATAATATGAAAATTGAAGTTCAAAAAATGTGGTGGCCAGAATTAGAATTTTTAAATTTACCTTTAACTTCACGTGTAGACCAAAGTGATTCTGAATTTATTAATGATTCATATCCTTTTGATTCTAATGTTATAAGACATTGTGGATTTAAGTTAGATAGTACAAAAAGTTGGTTTCCAATGGAAGGGTGGGCGTTTAATAGGTTTCATCTTGATTATTTTGATGATAAATACCATTTAAAGCGGCCGTTACAATTAATAAAAATTAAAGATGCAAAATTAAGATATTTGATTGAAAGTACCGCTAGAGGTATGGTTGGTATTCATATAAGAAAGTCGCACGGTGTACAGGGAACGTTCGCATCTAATGGTAAAGAAGGTAAATATGAGAACATTGATAATAATGTTTATATTAGATTTATTGAAAAAATATTAAAATTTAATCCAAAACAAAAATTTTATGTAAGTAGTGATTTACCCTTGGATAGTATTAAGTTTTTATCGGACAATTATGATATAATTACTTATAAAGATGTTTTAAAAGAATATAAATTTAAAATAAAAGATAGTAGTATCAGGGATAAAATTGTGAATTATAGAGATAATGTTATAAAACAAAATACTTTAAAGGATATTGTAGATTTATTTGGACTTGTATTTTGTAGTTATTTAATAACACACTCTGTGTCATCATGGAGTGCTTTTGCAAGACAATATATGAATAAACCAAATGTAACTTCAGATATTGGTAAGATAGATATGTTTATAAAAATGTTAGGAAATTCTGAGTGATATGAAAAATAAGGTTATAAATTTTTATGGATGTAGTTTTTCACACGGAGGCGGATTAGATAATACTAAGTATTGTGATTATGCAAAAAGAAATAATTTAATAGTAGATTCTGTTAGTTTTGAAACTGCTACCGATAGGCATAAGTTTAGTAAGAGTTGTCGGTTTAGTACGTTGGTTGGAAAACACTTTGATTGTGAAGTTAATAATTTTTCACAAACTTCAAATAATAATGATAATATAGCACAAAAGGTTTATAGTAATTTATCAAAAGATATTGGAGATATTCATATAGTACAATTTTCATTTTATTCACGTCAAAAAGTATATCTCGAACTTACAGATGAATTTTATAGACTTCCTACTGCATCTTTAGAAGATTATAATCATAAACAAAAATCTTTATATCATTATTATAGATCTTTTATAAAGTATCACTATAAAGAGGAATATGAACAATATAAAGTTAAAATGTATATTGATATGTTAGATTCTTATGCAAAAAGTAAATCTAAAAAAATATATTGGATGTTTTGGGACCGAATACCAAGTGGAATATTAGAATATAAAGATGTTTCTATATGGTCACCTGATCCCACTGGTGAATATGGACCAGGAACAATGGATTTAAATATAGATACAGATAATTTAATTTCATTTCCTCCAGATGGACATATGCAAGAGTGGGCAAAGGTAAATAAATTGTTAATTAGAGATGAAACAAAGGGATATTATAATGATCTTCATTTATCTCAAAAAGGAAATAGAGTAGTATCGGATAAAATAATAGAGGTACTGTCGTGACAAAAACAGTATTAGTAGGTGGGTGTTCTCATTCTGCTCCATATTATGTTACAAGGAATGAAACTTGGCATTCATTAATGAAGAAAAAATATGATTGTGATATAATTTCTCATACTTATTCTGGATCTGGCAATCTTTTCATTATTGATAATTTAATGTGGGAATTAAATAAGAATAAAATTGATTTAGTTATATTTCAAATAACAGAACAGTTTAGAACAGTACTTGGGATAAATCATATGGAATTACTTAACGAAGGATCGGAAAATTTTAAGGGAGCAACTTGTAAATCAATGAATATATTTTTCAATGCAGATTTTTGGGAAAAATATAGTTCAATAAATTATAGATTTAGTCCAGACAGAAAAGATTTTGATGATAGAAAAAATATTTTTTTAGAAGAATTCCCGAACAAAAAAAGTGATTTGATATATGATCCTGAGTATTATGAGATGTTTGATATTTTTTATTTAGAACAGATTTTACCATCAGTATATGAAACACAAGTTAGATATTTAAGAGAGTTGTATTTACTTCAAAATGAATGTAAAATGAAAAACATTCCTATACTTTTTATTGAATGGTGGAAACCACTATTAAACTTAGATATAGATGGAGTAAAATTTTATTATGATAAATTAGATAGAGATAAATTTGTAGAAGTTGATTATGATAAAAATTGGATGAGTGATGATGAACATTTTGGTCCTGATGGGTGTCATTTTAATGTGAAGGGACATAGAATGTTTTTTGAAAAATATGTTGAACCTAATTTACCTATAAAATTAGATGCCAAAATATAAAAAAATTCCATTTAATGAAACTGCAATAGAAATTGATGGAAGGGTTGTATTATCATTTGATCCACGATACAAAGAGTATTTAAAATGGAGAGAAGAAAATCCTAAATTAGAACAACAATTAATAGTTGAAAGACAGAATGATAAGGTTGATGCTGTCGATTTAGAAGTAAAAAGGTCAAAACGGAAGTCTGGGGATTTTGAATTTTATTGGAAAAATGGTAATATAATGGTAAAGGGGAATTTTAAAGGAAATTTAAAAATTGATGGTCAATGGTTGTGGTATTATGAAAACGGTAATATACGGAGTCAAGTAAATTATAGACACGGTTTTAAGAATGGATTGTTTCAGTATTATTATAAAAATGGAAATATTAAAATACAAGGAAAGTATAAGAAAGATAAGAGAAATGGTGTCTGGTTAATTAACGGTAAAAAAAGAAAGTATCGGAATGGTAAAGAGTTGTAATGAATGGGATACTTTGAAAGAGGTATTCGTAGGTAATATAGAAAATCCAAATAATCCAATAAAGGGTAAAGACCTTCATTGTATTAACTATGCCGATAGAGATAACATTGATGATGTTACTGAAGGTTATTATCCAGAACAAGTTATAGAAGAAACTAAAGAAGATTTAGAAGAATTAGTGTCTACTCTTGAATCATTTGGAGTAACCGTTAAAAGACCAACTACACAAGATAATTTTAAGACACTTTCAAATGGAGAGTGGATTTCAGATGGATATTACAATTATTGTCCAAGAGATAGTGTAGTTGTTATTGGTGATACTATAATTGAATCACCTATGGCACTGAGGTCAAGATATTTTGAAACATTCTCGTTTAGAGATGAGTTTATTGATTATATGAAGAAAGGTGCAAGATGGGTATCGGCACCAAAACCAAGATTAACAAACGACTGTTATCAGAGAGAAAATTTAGATAAATTAACATTAACAGAGATAGAACCTGTGTTTGACGCAGCAAATATTTTACGTTCTAATAATGATATCTTATATTTATTATCAAATACGGGCAATAGATTAGGAGCCCAATGGTTACAGAATTTTCTTGGAAGTGAATATAGAGTTCATATATTAGAAAATTTGTATAGTTATGTTCATTTAGATTCTACAATAGCATTGTTACGAGAGGGATTGTGTTTATTAAATCCCGATAGAGTAAATGAAGATAATATGCCAGAGTTATTAAAATCTTGGGATAAGATTTGGTGTCCAGAGATGGTAGACATTGGATATTATGGAGATTATAATCACGCATCAGTTTGGATTGGAATTAATTTATTATCTTTAAATTCAAACTTGGTTATTTGTGATGAAAATCAGAAAGAGTTACATAAAGAATTGTATAAACATAACATAGAAGTTATTCCAATGAAACTCAGACATTCAAGGACACTTGGTGGTAGTTTTCGTTGTGTTACCTTGGATACTTGGAGAAAAGAATGAAATCTATTGATTATGAGGAATATAAATAATGGTGAATTTGAAAATTTAAATGTCTATTTATAATAGACAAGTTATATAACAATAAGGAGTTATAATATGGCTAAAAGAAAACCATTACAACAACCACGGGCAGATGTTAAGGTTGATTTATCAAAAGCAGATACTATAAAATGTGATGATTGTGGAAATTACCTTTTTATACAGGCAAGTGTAATTAAGAGAATTTCACCAATTTTATCACCGACAGGACAAGAAGCACTTGTACCAGTTCAAGTATATAGTTGTGGTAATTGTGGTAAAGTTCCAAAGATGTTTTTAGAAGGTAGTGGACTTGGTTTGGATGAAGAAATCAATAAACCAAAAAAAGATGCACTTTCTCGACCAGATTTGGAATGGGCTGATAGTAAAGGTATTTAGTGGGTAAAAAACCAGATATTGATGTATATTGATCACGATAAGAAAATAGTATTTATTCATATACCACGTACTGGAGGTACAAGTATAAAATCTGCATTAAATCTACATGATAAAATTTATAAAGAAGATGTTTATCATATGTCTGCAAACGACATACCTAAAGGGTGTGAGGATTATTTTAAATTTGCTTTTGTTAGAAATCCATTTGATAGGTTTGTTTCATTGTATTTTTATAATAAATCAGAGTCTTATAAAGAAAAGTTTCCAGATAAGTTAACAACTAAGGTTGCAGAAGAGTATGATTTTAAAGAATGGTTAGATAACTTTCCTTATAAACATATTCAACAAGTTGATTTTGGTTTAGAGAAGTTGGATTTTGTTGGAAAATATGAAAATTTACAGAATGATTTGAATTTACATTTTGATATTGAGATAGAGAAAGAGAATTTTACGAATCATAATCATTATAGTTATTATTACGATGAAAAAAGTATTCAAAAGGTTATAGAATTATCCTCAAAAGATATAGAAGTATATAGCTATAGTTATGAGGAATATAAATAATGGTGAATTTGAAAATTTAAATGTCTATTTATAATAGACAAGTTATATAATAATAAGGAGTTATAATATGGCTAAAAGAAAAGCACCCCATTCACGACCAGACTTAATGAGATAATGAAAGAAACCAAATCATTAGAAATAGCAAATTATTGGACTTCAAATGATTTTTTAACAGAGGCTAATAAAAATTGTGGAACTCTTGTTGCCTTTGATTGGAGAGAAAAAAATGAAGAGTATTATTTAACTGAGATAAATACGAATATTGATTTAGGAAAGTTAGAAAGTAAGGATTTTAAATTTGACGAGTTAATTGAATTTTTAAAAAAGAATAATTTTACTTTTGTATTGGGATTACGAAATACTGGATTCTCGGACAATCCATCAGTAGAATGGGTAGATTCATTAAAAGAAATATTAAAATCTAATAATATAGATTATGAAGAATTTGTAGTAGATATTTATCCAACCCAAGTTCCAGAATTTGATATACCAGATAATATTTTTATTTTAAGGTATTCATATGATCCGTATAATAAAATTGATAAATTTGCTGCACATCAAAATAATTTTGAAACCTTTATAAAAGAAAGTGATTGGGAAGAATATTATAAGGAAATTGAAGATGGAGATAGAATGAGAGTTATAGTTTTATGTAATGATGTGGAAAATTTAGTATTACATGATGAGTTTCAGGCTATTGTATGATATTGTATGAAATATTGAGAGAGATACATCCTGAAATAAGTAATCAGATAGATAAACGTGCAGAACAGTTAGATGGAACATACCTTATATCTAAATCTGAAAAGAGAATGGACTATGTAATTGATTTCTTTGCATGCTATAAAACTAATACAACATATATTCCTGTATCATTTAATATAGAACAACACCACCTTGATGAGATAGAGTCTAAAACTAAATATTTAACAGACGACATTGCAGCAGTTTATTCTACATCTGGAACAACGGGTAAAAGTAAATTTGTTACTCATTCATGGAGTAGTATTGAATGGTGTGTTTTAGAATCTATTAAAGAGTGGGAATATACAGAAGATGATTTTGTTTATTGTCCCGAATTACCTAATGCGGTAGCACCTTTAATGATAACAATTCCAGCGATTTTATCTGGAGCAAGATTTATAATAGAGAAATGGAATCCATCTACAATTAATAAGCATGAATTTACAATGATTCCAATGACACCAAAGATGAATGATATGTTAGATGGTACTGAAGATTTTGATGGTGCAAGGACAACCATGGGTTCGGATTTTGTTGACCAATATCATGTTAATAAGTTTAAAGAACAATGTGGTGGTGATTGGTGGTGTAGTTGGTCTATGACAGAAGTTTTAATGCCAGGTATGACAGGTAAAAATACATTGATTATGAATCCACATAAAGATTATGATGTTAAGTTGAACTATAAAAGTGAATTATTAGTAAAAGGACCAGGTCTTATGTTGGGATATTTAGGTGAGGAGAGGACGAGTGGATGGTTCAATACTAAAGATATTTGGGAAAGAGTAGATGGTGGATATAAATTTATATCTCGTGTTCCCAAAGTGGTGAATCATTTATGAAACTTAAAGTTTTAAAATGTGTATTGGATTTGAAAGAATATAAATGTTTGGATGAAGAAAAATTTGACGGTGTGGAACTCAAAATGATTACGGAAATAAATGAGGAATATGAAATTAAATTACAAAGGGCATTATATTTATTTAATTCCGAATTTAATAAAGAAAATAGAATAGAATATCATGGTATGTGGGACATTGATGAGGCAAAGTGGAGATTAAATAATGATAATTTTCAATTTTGGGTGGTGGAATATAAAGATGACATTATAGGATGGGGTTGGAATATATTAGATAAAGTTTCTATTTATTTTAACAATACGGGAGGATTAATATATAATCCCAGAAAAAAAGAAGAGTTAAGAAAAGTAACTGATATTTATATTCATAAAAACGAGATTTATGGGCTTAACTTGTATTTAGAGTCTAAATATAGAGGAAACACTTTTTCAAAATGGTTTAAATCTGAAAGGCCTCGTAGGTTGTATGATATGGGTTATAAAAAACTAATGTGGCATACAGAAGGGTGGAATAAATCAGCTATTTCTCTGTTAAGGAATACAGTTGGAATTGAAGTTGAAACACAGGTTTTATTTATTGATGACTGATAGAAGATATATGGAAATTGCAATTAATAACGCAGTGAAATCAAAGGATGTGATACAAGTTGGAACAGTTATTGTATTGAATGATGAAATAGTTGGAGAGAGTTATAGTAAAGTATTAGAAATGGGAGATGTAAGCTGTCATTCAGAAATTAACGCAATGAAACTTGCATCTAAGTATATTAATAGTAGATTGCTGATAGATTGTGAGTTATATACTACACATGAACCATGTCCAATGTGTTCTGGAATGATAGGATATAGTAAAATAAAAAAAGTAATTTATGGAATAGGATATGAGAATTCTTCTATGAAATGTAATAATATTTTTAAAACTTTTAATTGGAATGTAGAAGTGATAGAAAATTTCATGGAAAGTGAATGTTTAATTTTATTAAAAACAAAAATGAACAAGGAGAAATAATGAAGAAGTTATTGATTGCGATATTAATGAGTGTGGGATATTCACAGACAGTAATAGTGTGGGATAGTGATTTCGTTGGTGATACGATTGTTGTAGTTGGTGATTATAATATTGCTAAGGCAAATACACCAGTATCATATACAGATATTAATAAAGAACAGATTGAAACTTTTGAGGGACAAGACTTAGCATATCATTTGTCAAATGTTCCAGGTGTTTATATTAGAAATGACTTGGGAGTTAAATCTCAAACTAATTTATGGGTAAGAGGTTTTGACGAACAAAGACTTTCTGTATCTATAAACAATATTCCTATAAATGATCCAACTTCTAAAAAGGTTTGGTGGTCAAATTGGGGATCAACATCTCAATCAACAAATAAAATTCAAGTTCAACGAGGAGTTAGTTCATCTTTATATGGACTTGGTAATCTTGGTGGTAGTGTTCATATAATTACTGATGATTCTGATAAACCAGAAACTAATTTTGGTTATTCTACTTGGAATGGAGATTCTCGTAATTTAAAGTTTAGTGTTAATAAGACAGCTGAGAATTATACTACAAGATTTACATATCTTCGTGATTATGGGTATAAAGTAGGTTCTTATTTTGAGTCTTTAGCATATTATCTTTCAGTCAGAACTAATTACAAAGGACACAATTTGAGATTGGTATTTCATGGTTCACCTGCACTTAATACACTTGGATTTTATGGTCAATCACCATCTACTTTTGCTAAGTATGGTAGAAATTATAGTGGAAACGTTCAAGTTAGCACATTAGATGTACCAGATTCAGAATCCTATTTGACTTTAAGTGATGTTGTTGGGTTTGCAAAAGGTGGAACATCAAATAGTGTTGGTAGTTTTATTAATGCAGGTGGAAGGTCAAGTTTAGATAATAATGCTTATCATAAACCAATGTTAGAATTACACCATAGTTATACTTTTGATAATGGTGTTGAGTTAAATAATGATTTACATTATTCTTGGGGTAATGGATTTTTAGCACTATTGGATAAGTTTTATTTTGTTAGTAAAGATGAAAATGGGTTAATGAGTTATGAATCAGTAAATGCAGGTGCCCCTTGGTATCCTAATTTACATCAATATACAAGTTGGGTTGACCATAAACAATTTGGTCAAGTACTTACTTTATCAAAGACACTCAATAAGGATAGTAAAATATATGCTGGATTTGATAATAGAGTTTGGATATCAGACCATAAGGCATATATTAATAATGGTTTTGGTGGAGATGAATATTATTATAATATTGGTGGAGTTCCAACTGGATTTCCTGAAGGTGGGAAGATTTGGGATTTTACTACATACAAACCACAATCAAGTTTTTTTGTTAGGTATTTACAAAATATTGGTAAATTTTCTGTATTGGCTGATTTACAACGTTCAAGTATTACTTATGAAGTAGAAGAAAATATGATTAGTACTAATAATACTACTGGTAAACTTATTACTTGGGATAAGAAATTTACAAGTTGGTCACCTAAACTTGGAGTAGTCTATACACATAATAACGATTTATCAACAAGGTTGAGTGTATCGAAAACAGAAAATGAACCACGAATACGGGCAATGTTTAATTATGGTAAACCAAAGGAAGGTATAACTTTAGAAGAAGCAATTGATACTGAATTTGGAGTTAAATATAAGAATAGTGGATTGAATATATATAATATAGATTTTAGTGGTAAGAATATGTTGGTTGTAAATCCAGAGATGGCTAATACTGATGATTATGATTATCAGGGAAGAAAATATATTCCAATAGGTGATGCCAATTATAGTGGAATAGAGTTATATACCACATTAGAACTTCCATATGGATTAGCATTGAACTTAAATTATTCAAAGTCTAAGAATGTTTGGGGAACACCATTTGGAGAAGAAGGTAGAAGTATACTATATGGTTTTGATGTAGATTCAACCATTGGTGATACAAGGTATGAAACTGGATTTCCACAAACTATATTGAGTGGTAATCTTTCATATAAATGGAAAGATTTAACTGCAGTAGTTTCTTCGAGATATTATGATGACATTTATATTATGGAAAATAATTCTGAAGTTTCGGTTGATGGACATAATGATGAGAATGGTGAGTGGGTATCTACAGAAGATTCTGCAACATTACCATCAAGTTTCCTTATTGATTTATCAATTAAATATGGTGTATCTAAAAATCTCGATGTACAGTTACAAGTTCATAATTTATTGAATACAGAATATTGGTCAAGTGCAAGTAGTTGGGGATTTCAAACTGGAACACCACGAAGTTCTACATTTTCATTATCTTATAGGTTTTAATTATGAGATATTGGAACAGTGATCTTATATTAACAGTTATTTTAATGGCAACGGCATATAGTTTGGCGTGGGTTACGCAAACTGGTCAATTAGCATGGAAATGGGCAAAACCACCTATACCCGCATTGTTAGCAGCAATTCCTACTGGATTATTATTTGCATACGCTGTAAAATATAGTTTTGCATTTTCAAATCAAGCTTGGTTCTTCAAAATTATGTCACATTTTATGGGAACATTAATATTTGCATTATTTACTTGGATGTTCATTGGTGAGGCAATTACTTGGAAGATTGGACTATCAATATTTTTATGTTTTTTAGCAGTTTTAATACAATTATAGAATTGATTTATTGGACACTTGATATTTATTATTGAAATATTCTATGATTGACAAGGAATTTTAAATGGCATTAACAAATGTATGTGATTAATTATAATCAAAGAAATGATGTACATAGTAAAGCAAAAGAATTTTGGAGCTATGTAACAGGCAGTGCAGGTGGATGGCCTACATTAAGTAGAGCTGGTATAATTGCTGGATTAGATTTCACAATTGAAAGTGGTTCTAATGAAGTTAAGTTTTTTGAAAATAATACAAATATGAATTATTCATCTGTAGTGTTTACTAATTTTTTTCCAGATATAGCACAATATGCTGCAACTCAAAGTTATGATAATGTAATTATATATGGTAGTGATTATTCAAATGGATTTGGTACAAATCCACCAATATCACAACGAGGAATAATATCTTCAAGTTTTGCAGATGTTAATATTAGTTCTTCTTTTAATACTACGCCTACAGATAGACAATATCTTAGTATGAGAGGTACAGGTTCGTTTTCTGGTAGTTTTCATTTATTTTTACATAACCCTGAACACACGGATGATACATTATATCAGATAGTAAGTAGTTCATTTGATAAGGATAGGTTTAGGTCAACATTATCTGCTTCACCAGTATCTTCAAGTTTAATTCCTACTTTTAATTCATCATCAATTTCAATTGGACATGGTATTGGAGATTGGCCAGATTATGTAACGAAAACTACACAAGCCGATGCATCTATGCTAGTTACAATGGGTGGAGAATTATATTTAAATAGTTATAGAGCAGATACTATCGGAACGGAACAATCTTCATCTTATTTATTATCATTGAGAACTACTGCTGGATCTGGTTATGTTAATGAAAATTTTATAATAAGTTCGGGTAGTGTTGATTCTAATAATCAAAAATATATTTCACAAGGTAGAGTTTCTTTATTATTAACACCAGAAGATACTAAAGTTCTCTTTTCATATTATAATTCACAACACTCAAAATTATATCCACCAGTAGATACTTTAGCAGATGATGATATTTCTGATGATGGTTGGGCAGTATGGAGATTAAAACCACATCAAGGACTTTCAACACCAAGTGGTAGTTTAATTCGTATGTATGATGACTCAACAAAACAGATTCAAGATGTTCAAATAGGTGATGTGGTTAAATCATTTCAACCAATTGGACTTCCAGATGAAGAAGAATTTTCAAATTTTTTGAATTATTCAACATCAGATTTATCAGGAAGTTTTATGACTGGTTCAGTTGTAGTTGGTAGTGGAGTATCCACTACACCACATTATTATACAATTAGTGGTAGTAATAATAGAGAATATATATGTCCAAAATTTGGAAGTGTTTTTGCAAATAATGCAGGAAGTGGAACTTACATATTTAAACAAAATTGGAGATTAGATACAGACGATAAGTTGTTTGATAAAGATGGTAATGAGATTAGTATAGTAGATATTCAGGAAAATCATGATGAAGAAGGTATTATTTTTTATTCATTGGATGTGGAAGATGTTGATACTTATTTTAGTTCAGATATATTAGTCCACAATGACTTTGGAAAATAATAAAGTTTATAGTATAGAGAAATTAAATCGAGATAGAAAGTTTGTAGAAGAACGATTTAAATATGAAGATGGTGCGTTCGGACATTGTATATCACTTCCAAGTATACATCAGATATCTAAATCACATAAAGAACATCATAATAATGTACCATTAAGAGGTGTGTTAGATTATACACCGTATTTTAAGGAAATCTTTGATAGTTTCGAAACAGAGATAACTGGATTTAGATTGATGAGAAGAAAGGCTCATTCATCTTATGGATTACATGAAGATACTGATATTGGTGAGGATGTAAAAAGAGTTCAAATACCCATTATTACAAATGATGATTGTTGGTTGGCGGCAACGGATTTAGATTATATACCAGAAGATATTAGATTACTCTATGAAAAAGATGGAATAAAGAATGGTATCAACTGGACGGATGAAGTTCCTTATGATAAAGATGGTAAATCGCTTAAGGATTTTAAAGAAAGATTTAAAGGACTCTATACATTGGTACAATTCAAACCTGGAGTAATGTATCACGTTACATTTGCGAAGAAAATACATGGTTTATGGAATGACGGTGATACTAAGAGAGTTACATTATTAATTGATGCAAAAATTAATGATTGGTATGAAAAGTTTTTGGAAGGATTAGAAGATTTTTAAACTATTTATTTAAAAGGTTTTAATTTATGAAAAATAAAGGTCTATTCGACCACATCACGCATATTACTCAAAAACAGACCAAAGGGTATTGGGATTCTTTGAATGAAACAGAGAAGAAGCAATGGTCGAACTATATGATACATAGATTTCTATCTATGAAGATGGAATATGTTGATGTAGTAAATGAAATTCAGAGATACAATCTTAAACCAAAAGAATTATATAAATTATACACCAATGTTCTCCCAAAGAAGAAAGAATGGTTAAAATATGTTAAAGGAAAGAAGAATATGAAACATCCAAAATGGTTATTAGAAGTAGTAGCAAAACACTACGAATCAAGTCTTAAAGAAGCACAAGAATATGCAGAAGTATTCTATGCGACTGAACAAGGTAAGGCGAGTCTTAAAGCCATACTTCAAAAATATGGAGTGGATCCAAAGGAAATCAGTAAACTAAATCTGCCCTAATGACAAGAGTAAATTATCAAACTCTCGGTAAGTTCATTGATATAGATGAGAGAGATTTAGAGTTTGAAAGGGTTACAAATTCAATAGATGTAGTAGATAGAGAATATGGTGTAGAAGTTATATTCGATTATTACCGGCGTCATGGATTTCCCCACTACACAATTCGTGAAGAAGAAAAACACGAACATATGAGGAAACTCAAAAAGTTTGATGTCGATACAATATTCATTGACAATCAGATAGTCCAGACTATGCATTGTTTGAGATTAGCTTGGTCATACTTTCCACACTTTTGGTCTGTTCAATGTGGACATTCAAGAACATCACCGATGCAGGCATTCAATGATGATAAGATATTCAAATCAGTTATTACAAAGTGTTGGAATTGGGAACAGAAACATTATAAAGGTGAGGACCCAAACGGAGAGAGAAACAAGTTCCACGAAAATAGACTACGACAATCTTTGAAGTTATATTCAGGTGTCCAAGCAGTATCTAACTTCCGTCCTACAGCAGCCAAACTAATCTACGAGAAGTATGGTGGTGATGGAGTAGTATGGGATATGAGTTGTGGTTGGGGTGGAAGGTTATTAGGGTTTCTTGCGGCATCTAATACCAAACACTATATTGGAACTGAACCATCTACGAGAACTTATAAGGGTTTATTGCAGATGAGCAAGGAATTTGATTATATAAACAAAAAAGTTGATATATATAAACAAGGGAGTGAAGAATACCTTCCGAATAAGTCATCTCTCGATTTATGTTTTACTTCACCACCTTATTTCGACACGGAAAAGTATTCCGATGAGTCCACACAAAGTTATAAAAAGTTCCCTACTGAAGATGAGTGGGTGAATGGGTTTTTGAGAAAGACTATAGAGAATTGTTATTACGGATTAAAAGAAGGCGGTTATATGTTATATAATATCGCAAATACACCAAAGTATAAATTTATAGAAGAACAAACAGTAAAGATTTCAAAAGAGTTGGGTTTTGCCCAGGAAGATACATTACAATTAACATTATCAAGTGTGATGGGTGCTGGTTATAAATATGAACCAATATTCGTCTTTAAAAAATAGGAGAAAGTATGTCAGAACAACGTGACCTTGAACGGTTATTAAAAGTACATTACGCAGATATGCCAGGATTGGATACAGAAACACAAATACTATTCAAGCAATTAGAATGGGGTATTAATTTAGGTAATAATACTATGTATTTAACTTATGAGATAGATACAGACCAATTATACTCTGTTATGACAAGGTTCGATAATTTTATTCAATATACTAAGGGAAAGAAAGATGTGACTTTAGTGATCTCGTCTTATGGTGGTGATGTTTACGCTATGTTGGGAACTATTGACTACTTTAATTCCTTACCAGTCAAAGTAAATACTCATTGTGTTGGAGCCTGTATGTCAGCGGCCGCAGTTATATTAGCATGTGGAACTGGTAAAAGAACAATGACTCAAAACTCAACGGTTATGGTTCATGAGGGTTCAGCATTTGAAGTTGGTAAAACTTCTGATGTATTAAAAGGAGCAGATCACTTGAAAAAATTACAAACAAACATAAATCGTATTTTAGGTAAAGTTACAAATAAAACCCAAGAGTTTTGGGAAGAAGTTTCAAAACAAGATACATATCTAACTTCAGAACAATGTTTAGAATACGGAATAGTTGATGAAATCACTTGACTTTTACATTAATTATTCGTAAGATCAGGTATGAGATAAGGAGATTATTATGCCAGAAGTATTAAAAGAATCAAATCAAAAAGTACCATATACAGAACAAATAAAGAAAGCAAAGAAAATGGTAAAGAAAAAAGAAGTAAATTCTTATTTAACAGGTGACCATGGCGATATTGTAACAATGATGGAAGAAGAATGGCCACAAATGACGGCAGAGTTTCGTAGGTTACAACGAGAACAATATGAATTGTTCTTACATAAACAACATGATTACGGACCAGGTAACATTTCAGTTGGAACACAATTACAAACTAAAGAAGAAGTGAAACTATCACTTACAGGTTTATGGTTCAGAATGAATGATAAATTGCAAAGAGTTAAAACTTTATTGATGAACAATCGAGAAAGTGCAGTTAAAGATGAACCATTAGAAGATGCATTTCTTGATGTATCCAACTATGGAATAATGGCCACAATCGTAAAAAATGGTAAATGGGGTAAATAAATGACAAGAAAAGAAAAACTAAATTCACAGAATGAATTTTCAATATATGGTGTATTCAGATTTACATCATATTTATTAGCTTCAATAGCAATGTATTTAGGTGAGTTACAAATAGCAGGAATAGCATTTGGGTTCGGAGCTACTTTAGGTTTCATTCGTAGATTAGCAAGGATTTGGGAATAGTAATGCAAATAGAAAGTAAGTATAAAATGGTGGAATCTGAGTTTATGAGGTTATGTAATACTTATAAAATACCACAACCAACAGTAATCAGACCGGCATTAGATACAGATCCGTGTGATTATACAGACCCACTTAATGAAGTAAGAATAAACACAGACCCAGAGAAAATGGATTGTGAGCCTGTATATCAGGCCCGACATCTATTCGGACATTACATATCAGATTTACATAGTGTAGATGATAGGTATTCAGATATGGTGGCGGATACAATCGCAGATTTACTCTGGACAACTTGGGGAGACAAGTTATGAGAACAGCAAAATATTTTACAGCCACGTGGTGTGGTCCGTGTAAAGCATTTAAACCAGTTATGAATGAAGTAGCAGGAGAAGGTCATTCAATTCAGTTTGTTGATGTTGATGAAAACCAAACATTAGCTTCTCAATATGGAGTTCGTTCAGTTCCGACTACGATAATTGAAGAAAATGGAATAGAAGTCGATAGGTTTGTAGGAGCATTACCAAAACATCAAGTTATACAAAGACTTAATGGCTAAAAGAAAATCAATATCATATAGTCAGTTTTCTCAATATGATAAGTGTCCTTATATGTGGAAACTTAATTATGTAGATAGATTATCAGAGTTTACTGATAACATACATACTTTGTTTGGCACAAGTATGCATGAAGTTCTTCAAGAGTATTTAAGAGTAATGTATACAAAAAGTATTAAGGAGGCTGACCAACTATATTTAGATGAGATGTTGGAAGATAGATTAAAGACAAACTTTTTAGAAATTGTGAAAGAAAATGGTGGGATAGAGTTTTGTACTAAGGGTGATATGGTAGAATTTTATTCAGACGGAGTAAAAATAATAGATTTCTTTAAAAAGAAACGAAACCAGTATTTCAGTAAGAGAGGATATGAGTTACTTGGTATTGAAACAGAACTTGATTATGGAATGGATAAGAATATCAAATTTCGTGGGTTTATTGATTTGATTATTAAAGATACCGTTAGAAATAGAATTAAGATTATTGATATAAAGACAGCAACACACGGATGGAATAAGTATCAGAAAGCAGATAAGAATAAAACAGACCAATTATTATTATACAAACAATTTTATTCTAAACAGTTTGATGTACCATTAGATAGAATAGAAGTTGAATATTTTATAGTTAAAAGAAAATTGTGGGAGAATACAGATTTTCCACAAAAGAGAATACAGACATTTATACCAGCAAATGGTAAACCATCTATAAATAAAGTAAATCTAAGACTTAAAAATTTTATAGATGATTGTTTTACAGACGAAGGAGAATATAGAATCGACCATACTTATAATAAACTACCTTCAAAGAAAAATTGTAGATGGTGTGATTTTAAAGATAAACCAGAGTTATGTGATAAGAATGGAGTAAAAGTATGAATGGGGCAATTTACGCGTTAAGACTAAAACTTTCAGATTTTATAAATGATCCATTAGAACATTTAGTAGTGGATAAAATTCATGAGATTTATAAAGTACACACTTTTAAACTTCAGTTGTGGTATGATGAAGGAGAAGTTTCTCCAAGTGGTTTAAAATCATTTATAAAAAAGTATGAAAGTATACTTCACTACAAAACTACAATACGACCAAATAGAGATGCAGACCATGCTCAATTTACTTGGTATAACATTATACACGGTGAAGATAAGGACGTGAAGTATCCTTGTAGATTTCAATATGTACATGATACTGGGTGGAGACTTAGTGGAGTGTTAAAAGGATTAGAACAATTTAGAGATTGTCTAAAATTTGTTACTTCACCGAAACCATCCAGAGAGGATAGACCACCAAAGAGAAAACAAAAAAGAAATGACTATGAGGATTAAATAGAATGAAAAAAGTAGGTATAGTAGGTGCTCGTATATATACGAATAAACTCAAAGTTAAAGAGTTTGTCTTTAATTTAAAAGAGAAGTTTGGGGATGATGTTGAAGTAGTAAGTGGGGGACAACCAAAGGGGGCAGATGGTTACGCGAAGAAATTTGCATTAGAATTTGATATGAATTATGTAGAATTTCCACCTGCACACTATCAATATAATCAACATTGTATCTTAGATAGGGATAATTACGGAAAAAGATACCATGTGGTCAATTTTTTTGACCGAAATAAACAAATTGCTGAATATAGTGATTATATAGTTGCATTCATACCAGAGGGATATAAATCAAACGGAACATTAGATACTATCAGTCACGCACAAAAAATGAAGAAAAAAGTAGTGATTTTAGACTGATTTAATATTTATATATACATATATATGGAGAATATAAGATGAAAGGTGTAACAAAGCTAACATCCGTCAAAATTATAACTGATTTATATAAGAGATTTAAGGGTGTGGCGTTAAACGAAGAATTTACATTGCAAAAGTTAGTAAATAGGTCAATGGACAAATATTTAAAAGATGAAGAATATAAAAAGTCTATTGTGGAGTATGATGAACTGCAGATTAGTGGTAGTAATTTTTAAATAATTATAACAAAGAGGGTTATATGTCTAAAAAGAAGATTATGTTACTTTCTGATGATTTAAGAATGTCATCGGGAGTTGGTACAGTTTCCAAAAATTTTGTATTGGGAACACTTCATAAGTACGATTGGGTACAAGCAGGTGGTGCAATAAAACATCCCGAAGAAGGTAAAGTGGTGGATATGAATGATTCAGTCCGTGAAGAAACGGGGATAGAAGATGCATATCTTAAAATATATCCAATTAGTGGTTATGGCAATCAAGAGTTACTTAGACAATTAATTAATTTAGAAAAACCAGATGCAATTTTACATTATACAGATCCACGATTTTGGACTTGGTTATATCAAATGGAACATGAACTCAGACAACATATTCCTATTTTTTATTATAACATATGGGATGATAGACCAACACCACGATACAATGAGTTTTTCTATGAAAGTTGTGATTTGATTATGAATATATCTAAACAGACGGTAGCAATGGTTAAAGATGCAGCAGTAACTGAACCAAGAAATAATTGGAACAACACATACATTCCACATGGTATTCCAGAAGATAAATTTTATCCGATTGGTGAGTTAGATGTAAAAGAATGGAACAAATTACAAGGATATCGTAATACAGTTTTACATAATAAAGAAAAAGACTTTGTAGTATTTTGGAACAATAGAAATATTCGTAGAAAACTTCCAAGTGACGTTATACTGGCATACAAAACATTCTGTGATATGTTACCAAAAGAACAATCTGATAAATGTGTATTGATAATGCACACACAACCAGTAGACCAAAATGGAACTGATTTGCCAGAAGTTGTTAGGAATATTTGTCCAGATTATGAAGTTATTTTTTCACATCAAAAATTAGATGAAAAAGAATTAAATTATTTGTATAATATAGCGGATGTTCAAGTCAATATAGCATCTAACGAAGGATTTGGTCTGGGAACAGCAGAAGCAGTAATGAGTGGAACACCAATAGTTGTAAATGTAACAGGTGGATTACAAGACCAATGTGGATTTAAGATTAAGGGGAAACACGTTACGCCAGAAGATTATGATGAGATAGAATCATTCCACGATGATAGAAAATGGAAAGATAATCCAGACCTTACTCATGGAGAGTGGGTAAAACCAGTTTGGCCATCAAGTCGTTCATTACAAGGTTCAATACCAACACCATATATCTTTGACGATAGATGTAGGTGGGATGATGTAGCAGATAGATTTAAAGAATGGTATGATACTCCAAAGGAAGAACGAAGGGAAGTAGGACAAAGAGGTAGAGAATGGATGTTACAAGAAGAAATTGGAATGTCTGCTAAATTAATGTGTGAAAGATTTATACACGATATGGAAGCAGGATTTGAAAAGTGGACACCACGAAAAAGATTTACATTATATAAAGCATAAGGAGAATAAAATGCCAAGAGAAAGAAGAAAACAACAACGACTGATAAACGAGCAGGAAGAACCAAAACAGCACCAAGACGGAAAAAGTCAGACCGTAGAAGAAATAACCCTGAAGATGTTTTTTGGACAAAAGTTACAAACGGTTTTAAGAAATTCTTAGAATCACCATTTAAATAAGAGGTATAAATGAAACCATTAGTTTTAGTTACCGCACCCGTAGGCACCCGTAGTGGATATGGTTCACATAGTAGAGATATATGTAGGTCATTAATTGCAATGGACAAGTTTGATGTCAAAATCTGGCCAGTCCGTTGGGGTTCAAC